CGAAAATCAGTCCAGTAGGACCGCTCATGGGTTGAACGCCAGCCAGGTCATAAGCGACCAGGTTAGGCATAGAGCGTCTGATCAGGGAGATCAGAACGGGGTCAAAACCACCAGTGGGGTTGCCGGAGTCAGTACCGCCGGAACCACGGTAGTATGCGCCGCCACCAGCCGAGAAGGATTGGGTGGGGGCTTCAGTCAGGTTGTGACCCTGATTAAATGCTTGCTCCTCAGAAAGGAACTTTTCTTGGTTCTCCAAGAGAGTGGCAGTAACTGCACGACGATGAGCGTCTTTGATAGGATCGCAACCATCGTAATCCAGAAGGGGAGCCCACTTCTCTTGAAGCTGTTGTGAATTAAACATGCTTCGTTTACCTGTGATTGTTGTTTGAGTTTACTAAAGGGGTGCGAGAATTACTTATTACCGAGAGCGCGAAGATAGGCATTCATGCGACCCGCAGGTGCAGCAGGAACGGTTTCCATACCTTCAGTTAATGTCTCAGTTTTCTCTGCTTTTGCTTCGGTAACCTGTTCGGTAGAGAAATAAGATTCTCTCAGGGATACCAGCTTCTCGCGATAGGATTCTTCACTCTCAAACTCAACACTTTCAGCAAGAGATGCGAGTTTCTCTTTCTGGGTTACAGCGAGTCCTTCGGACACATCTTTAATGATGTGATCAGCGACGGATTCACCGAGCCTTGTATTCAGAGAAATATTCTTCTCAATTTGCTCGTTGAGTTTTGCCTCCATGTCATCAAGTTTGTCTACCATCATTTCGACAACATCATATTTGTCATCAGGGATATTTACATAATGATCTTCAAAGAGACCTCTCATTCCTTGCAGGAACGATTCGGTCATTTCTGTTTTGAGTCCATGCTCAATCTGCAGTTCGTTTTCCTTGATCCATTCTTCGGAAACGTACTCAAGATAGGCATCGACACGAGTTACGAGCTCTTCTTTGATCTCTTCAACTTCTTCGACAATTCTGGCAGCATATGCTTCTTCCAGTTGCTGACGAACTTCGCCAACCTTTGCCTTGACAGTTGCTTCAAAGATGATCTTCGCTTTCTCTTGGAAATCTTCGGAGAGTTCTTCACCAGAGAAGAGAGCAGCAACATCTTCATCGACATTGACTTCTTCTTCGGTTACTACTTCATCAGTGACGGTAGTATCTTCTTCCACGACTCCCTCTTCGGTTTGAGTTTCTTCGCCATAGCTGTTCTTCTTGGTCGTATCAGGACCTTCAGCAGCCTTAGCCTTCGCATTAACTACATTACGAACATGAGAGAGCGAGGGCTCTTTCAGTTTTGCCGAATCATCGTCGGGCTTGTAGTTCTGAGGAGTGGGGCCACCGAGGTCTTCAATCTGAGCGTGTCCAGGGACATATCCGCTCTTAGTTGAAGAGTCCATCGATTCGCCAGCTTTCGCACCGCTTGTTACAGCGTTCTCCATTTCGTTTAAATTTGTTCCAGCGGACATTGTTAACTTCTCCGAAAAGTTCGTGTTAGATTTAACCTAAATGTATTTATAATTTAAAGGTTTGCGAGGAAATTCTGGAACAAGGCAAGCTTGCTCTCTTCCAAACCTTTGGTATCAACGAGAGTATTGATTTGTTTGTATGTTTTCTCTGCCATTTTTTCGCGGAGAATTCCACCATCCCAAATCCAATCTTTTCCTTCCATGATTCCATTAACAAATGCATCAGGAGCGGATGGATCAGCAACAATATCAGCCGCAGTTGCGAGCATAAAATCATCGTTGACTTGATTATATCCTTCTTTGGTTGGAGAAAGAGTTCCAACACCACGAGAAGAAACACCAAGTTTCACACCTTCACTGAGGAGTGACTCAGCAATCTTACCCATGGGGGTAGAAAGAATTTTTGCTTTACCAATGAAGTTGTTTCCTTCTCGTTGCAAAGAAACAATCTTATGGGATACACGATCAAGGTTTACGGTAGGCCCATCAGGATGACCGAGCTCACCCAGAGCACGACCCTTCTGAACAAAAGCCTCGTTGTATCTCTTGACTTCTCTCTCCATTGTAGGCATGGAGTAGATACGACGATTTCTGTTGGGTTGCTCTGTTTGAAGGAAAATACCTTCAATGTAAAGGTTCTTCTTACCGTCGCGTTGTTCGACGATAACCTCTACGTTCTCAATTTCTTCTCTGATGAGTTTCATTTGTTTATGCGGTAAATCCTACTTTGGTTCCTTTTACATCGGCAGATGCTGCTAGGATTAGCTCTTGATGTTTTTTCTCTACATATTCGACAGATCCAGCTGGCATAGTCATAGAACCAATACCTTGAAAATTTTCATCAAGAATGGTAACCAACTGAGCCGAACCATTTGTATTACAAAGGCGAACAACAGTTGCTTGACTGAAACTAGATGCTGTTCCAACAGTAGTTGGGCAGTTTGATTGTGGTCCTAGGACAAGTGTTCTTGCCATTATTCGTCTCCTGTTTCAGGTTCTTCGGTTTCAATCTCTTGTTCTACTTCTGGCTCTTCTTCGCCAGTTTCGCCATTACCAAAAAGTTTAGATGCGGTAGATCCTCTCAGATCTTCGATCTTCCCAGATGACTTTGAAAAAAGAACATCCTTGATCTTATCGCTAACTTCAGACGCAGAATTATCGTCAATAATTGCGTCAATAATCTCAGCAGGAGTCATAGTAATAAATTAAACCATTATGATTTATTTATCCGATCAAATCTCTCCGCCAGCTGGCACTTCAGTTGTGCTACCATCAACTTCATCATCTTGAGGTACATCACCTAGATTTGTAGGTTGACCATCGGCACCGATTCCTTCCAATTCTGCAGGATCGGGAAGGATACCTTTCTCAATCTCATCTTCAATTTGATCATCAATTTCAATGATTTCTTGGTCAGTTTGACGCAAGATATTACGACGAACATACTCAACAGAGTAATACTTGCCAAGGTAAGGTTCTACTTGAGCAACAACACCGAGACGGCTGTTCATCAGTTCAGCATCCTTCAGTTCATCAAACTGATTATCGTAAAGATAATCAAACTGAATGTGCTCTCTCATCATATCCCAATCTTCGGGAGTGATGATGTTTTTGAGAATAAGTTGAGTCTTCAGAAGATCTAAGAAGATGTTGCTGAAGCGCTTGCGAAGACGACCAACGAACTTAGCAAACTTCAGTTCATCACGCAGAATCTCAGAAGAACGACCAAGGTTGAAACCACCATCAGCAGCAATTCTAGACTCAGGAACCTGAAGAGATCTGTAAAGTTTTTTCTGGAAATATTCTACGTCCGAGAGTTCCCCGAGGTTTTGACCACCAGGCAAAGTGCTGATCTCTGTACCACGTCCACCTTCTCTTCTGGGAAGCCAGAAGTCTTCCAGCATGGACATGAACTTACGATCATCACGAATCTCGCCAGTGTTAGCATCATAAACCAACTTGTTACGATACCTGTTCATCACATCTTTCAGGTATTGCTCAGCCTTGACTTTAGGCAGGTTACCTACATCGATGTAGAAAATTCTTCTTTCGGGAGCACGGGACAATCTGTAGATAACCAGAGAGTCTTCAATCATTCTCAGTTGATTGAGAGACTTGATTGCCTTATGAAGATAAGAAAGAACAATCGATCTGTTTCTATCTACCAGACCAGAGGTGCAATAGGTGATTGCATCTTTTGCAATTCTGATACCCTTTGCGTCTCCGCCACCAGTTACTTGTGTGGGATACTGAGACTTGGGAGTATACATGAAATACTCTTCAATCTCAGGAACCATTCCTCTTGTGATTTGCTCTGTTGGATCTACTCTACCATTCAGAGCGCTAGACTGTTGAACAATTCTCTGTTCACGGGAAGCCTTTTTCTCTTGTCTAACATAACGCATCTTCAATGCGTCAATGAATCTGATTTCTTGCAGACCCTTCTCAGGATCTTTGAGGTCAATGATTTTATGATAGTAGATTCTTCCATCTACATACCAGTTTCTGAAGATCTCGTGTGACTTTGAATCAAAGTCAAGCAAGTCTTTGATCTTCTTGAATTCTCTACGCAGAATTTTTTTGATGTCCTCACTTGCATTCAAGTTTTGGAGATCAATAGTTACTGGAGAGTCATTTACATCGGAAACAATTGCTTCATTAACGATATCTTCAATGGCGGTATCCGCTTCTGGATGAAGCGCCATCTCTCTATATCTTCTAATCAGATCAGCTTCAGTTTTATAGACACCTTCAATGTCAACATACTGACCATAAAATCCACTAGACAAATAATAGTCAGACCCATCCTCATTACTCTGAGGAATAGGGCTGACTACACCTTTGGATTTCTTTTCGGTATCCTCAATTGAGAAGCCAAACAGCTTAGGCATTATCTAATTCCGATTTCTACCCTTCTATTTATGCTACTATGGAGCGGTGATATCTCCGCCTTCACCGTATGCTTCCCAATATTGAACTTGCAGTTCAACAGTAAACTCTTCGATAGTATCAGAAGAATCGTAGGAAAGTTCAATCTGGGAGACGTTTGTTGGGAACACATCGTAGAAACGATAGGTTCTCAGAGTCTCGCCCTCACGGTTCAGTTGGAACACATAAGCATCCGACTTGTAGTTGGATGGGTTGCTCTCACCAGTGGCATCTGCTACGTTGTTGATAGCGTTCATCCACTTCTCAAAAGCGCCTCTGATAGCAAAGTCAGTATCGTTGATTACGGTAACTGTCCAAGTATCAAATGTTCTATCACCAGCGATCTTCAGAATTCTACCTCTGAAGGGAACGTCGATAGGTGCAACGTTAGAGGCAGGCAGCGCTGCTGCCTTGACTAGGAATCTTGCTTTGTCCAGGACATTGTTGTCAGCAGGAGCGATTCCGGGGAATGCCAACGAGACCTCAAACAGATTAGGCCTCGCACCACCGCCTGTCAGTTTACTCTTAAAGTCACTGATCTTCCTTAAGGCTGGAGGATTTAGTTGTTGTCTTGCCATTTAATGTGACCTCTAGTCTTTAGTATTTAAGGAATTAAACGTTTCCGATAACTTCAGCAAAGTCAACTCCGGTGCGGGTAGCAACGAAAGTCAGACCAATGAAGTTAATCGAGCGAGCGGGTTTGATGAAGATATCAGCCACGAACTCGTTATTATCAATTACAGCAGCGGTGTTGTTTGTCTCGTCGCAAACTACGACGAAATCGGTAATACCACGCTTGGATTGAACATCTCTCAGGAAAGGTTCAACCGTGTTGACGAAATTAGTTCTAGTAATCTCATCGTTGAACTCAAAGAGTTGATCCTTAGCAGCGGCGCTGATTGCATTCTCAAGATAGATGAACAGACGACGTACATTGATACGATCGAATGCCGAAGACTTAGCCAGAGCGGTCTTATCACCGAAGAGAACAATTCCAGATCCAGACTGGAAGATTACAGGGTTGATTCTGTTGCTGTACAGAACGTCTCTTTGTTGCTGATTGGGGTTGTAGGGAACCTTAACAGCGTTCAGGATAGTTCCTCTCAGGGTTCCTGCGGGAGAGAACCAGGGGAAGTTATTGATATCGTTTCTAGCACAGATACCAGCAACGTCACCGTTGAGTGGGACATATCTGAAGGCGTTATTGAAGCGGTCAAACATGTACTTGTAACCGCTGTCGAATACCGCGAACGAGGAGGATGTCAGAGGTCCGAAGAAACTGACAACATTGTTCGTGATATCGGTATCAGAGTTAACTGTAACCGAACCAGCAGCAGCATCACTGACGATTGCTTTTCTGTAGGGAGAAACAAATGCGATTGCATCCTTTCTTCTCTCAGCAACATCGATTGCTTTCAGAGCAACAGATTGTGCTTCTGCTTCATCAAGGTTCGCAGAACCCATCAGAACGAAGTCAACATCATAGTTGTCTGCGTTACCGTACAGTTCAAATCCTGCTCTGATGTTTGCAGCGGATGCTGTCAAACCACCAGCGTTAGCAGCAGTGTTTGTTGTACCAGTCTTACCACCGTAGTTAACACCACCGGTCAGAGCCATGTTGGTGTTACCAATACCTGCAAAGATGATGCCTTGTGCGGGTTGATCCCAAGCAATATCAGTTGCAGCCTCGTAACTAGTGTTTGTACCAAATCCAGTAGCGACTGTGTTAGCGGGTTGTCCACCAGCGTAGATGTACTCAGATTGGTTCTTAACATACTTTCTGTAGTAGGAAGGAGATCCTACGGAGAACTCAGCGTCAGATGCCTTGGAGAGAGACAGATGCTTCTCAAGGATCGTGCCAGTGTTTCCGGTGATTTCTCCATCGTCGTCGATGACGACTACGTGAACTTCATCGTTCTTAGAAGATCTTACATCAGCGTATCCAGAAGTTGTAGGACGCTGAGCGATTTGGTTCCACTGAATCGAGTTGCCATTAGACAACGAGATCGACTGACTATCGAACCAGTCAGCTGGTGTTCCATTTCTCAGTTGACCGAAGAAGGTGACGCCAGTTCCAGCGGTGACTTCTAAACCAGTCGTGCTGCCAACTGTAACTCTTGTGTTTCCGCTTTCCAGAGAAACTGCAGAGATAGAAACATGAGTCAGAGCAGATCCGACATGAACAGAAGATCCTGCAGAAACCAGAGCGGTGAGGTCTCCAGTGATGACGAAACTAGATGTTCCAGCAACGCCAGTTGTCTCTACACTTCCGCTTGCATTAGCAATGAAGGCAGGAACACCACCAGAGGAATTGATAGGAGTAAGTCCAGGGTTACCCGATCCACCAGCGATGAATCTGTATGTTCCGTTTGGAGTGTAGTCAACATCAGTCGTAACTCCAGCAGAAGAAACATGCTGAGTCAACTTGACTTCCAGATAGTTGCTTGCACCAACCTCAGTAATGATACCCTTCAGGTATCCATCGAGAGTTGAGGTTCCACCAAGACCAGCAACAACTGTTCCAGAAGGAATGTTTTGAGAAACACCCATTCCAACAGAAAGTCCTGTGGTTGTGATTCCAGAGAACTGCTGATCGCTCTTACCGTCGATCATTGCAACTCTCAGTGTGTTAGCCCAGGATCCAGGATCACGGGAAACAATGTCATAGTTGGTGATAGTCGAACCATCGTAACCAAGATCGCTATAGTGAGTAGCACTCTTGATCTTAGGTCCAGTTCCATAACCTACACTACTGTAGAAGGAGTTCTTGAGATCAGAGTCATCTGCTCTAGTGACACTCAGAGAACCACCATACGCAAGGTAGGAAGATCCAACCAACCAAGTTTCATATTGCTTGTCGAGGTCATATGATTGACCGAAGTTGTCCAGAAGTTCTGCTTCGTTGCCAACAACTGTGGGGAGTTCTACGGGTCCTCTAGCAAAAGGACCAACTAAGGCTCCGGTCTTGTCAGAAGTAGGATCGATCCTCCCGAGGGTCAGGTCTACTTCCCTTACGACAATACCAGGAGATGCTAAATTCAGCGGCATCTTATTGCTCCTTGAGAAACCAGAATAAGTCTGTAGTTATTTAGATTTTCGAGCTGTTCAAGTGGGGAAACCATGCATGAACCTACCAATCTGGATACTCTCTTTCCCAAATTTTATATTTTTGAGACTTATTATCTTTGACTCTCTTCACACAGCATTCCTTACATTCGTAAGAGTAAGATGATGCTAAACTTCTCCTGCCTTTTCTAGTCAGGTAGAAATCGGACAATAAATTTTTTGTTTTGCCACATACTCTACAAGTTCTCTCTTGTAGAAATAGACCATCAAGTTCTAGATGATCTTCGATATCCATCAGCGATACTCCCACATAAAGGACTGATCACCATACTCATCTGTATACCATCTGTCACCTTCACTATCCACGAATGTCCCCTCGTCTGTTATGCCATCAGACAAGAAACCAAAGGGAGCCATGTCTTGTTCAATCTGATTCTTCTGCTCTTCGTAGATTTTCTTACGGACATCTTGATCCGTCATCTCTTTGAAGTAGTCCTGTGCAACTAACCAGGCAAAGATAACTAGACACATTGCCAAGTCATCATTACATCCTTCTTCTGCTTCAAAGGATTGCTTTCTCTGAACAAATGTAGTAAGTTCTGAAATAATATCATAATCAACTGTAAGAATCTTATGATCCTCTACAAGAGTCTTAAGGTTAGAGCATCCAAGTTTCTTCACAGCAGAAGTCATCCTGACTCCCATCTGAGATTTCTTACCAGAGAATCCATGACCGACAACCTGACCAGCACGACCTCTCATGGAAGCCATCAGCATATTGTCATACTCAAGATCAAAGTGCAAAATATTTGCAACCTGGTCACCAATATCATTTACTTCACATAGAATAAAACAACTATGATATGTTTTTGCTATATCAAAGATAATACTTGGGAACAACATTGGTTTGATTTCATTGTTCCTATACTTTGCTACAACCTTGTATGGGAACTCTGTGATATCAAATACTAGGAAAGCTGAGTAGTCATTACCAATACCTCTGGCAACGTCAACTGTCATCAAATAATTATGTTCTTCTCTAGGCCTTTCAAAGATATCCAATCCAGCATTTGATTGAATTGGATCCTCATAGACCATTGTCTTAAGAATGGCTGGTGCAATCAGAGTATCAACAGATCCAAGGAACTCACACTCAAACTCAACACGGAACTGTGATTCTGAAGTGTTTCTGATTGTTTGTTCTTTCCAAGCCTCATCACGACCAGGAACTTCTGACCAGTGAACTTCTGTGGGAATATATTCGTTTCTCTTTCTCTCAGCGTCATGCCAGTAACGGTAGAAGTGATTCATACCGTGTGGCGTAGACACCATAATTACTTTGGTGTTTTGTCCAGACGAGATAGTAGGATAAACAGAGGCAAAGAATTGATCAGCAATGTGATTCGGGATGAACGCGAACTCGTCAAGAAAGATGATATTATAGGAGCCGCCACGGACAGCAGATGCAGACGTAGATGCGGCGAGTATTTTGCTGCCATTTTCAAGTTCTACACTACCTTTGTTCCATACGATGATACCCTGCTGCATCCACTTAGGCAAGTTCTCGTATGCAAGTTGTAATCTTCCCAGCAGATCTCTTGCAGTAGATGCTTTGTTAGCCAGGATAGCAACATTGACATTATCATTGAAAATAGCGTAATGGAGTAAGTAAGATACACAAGTTGTAGACTTACCAGTCTGACGAGGCATCTTACAGATATTAAATCTGTGATTGTGGAAGTTATTAATTAACTTCTCTTGAAAGTCATATGGTTTAAAGTTGACAAGACCTTCGTCCAGAGATACAATCTTGATATAATTTTTGGCAAAATAAACAGGATCCTGTTTGCACTTAATAAACTCCTCGATCTGATCGGGAGTAAATTCAATCTTTGTGTGGGCCTTCTTTAGATTCGGGTTCCCTAAGTAAATATCGTCCATTATTATATCTTGGATTGGTTTTTAATTCATTGTCTAGCATTATGCTAAAATCATCACAACACTTACACCACTTTTCCCTCATTCTTTTTGATCTTACATAATCTTTTAAACCATAATGGTAGTTATACCATTCTTTCCAAAGAGAAGCACATTTATCGCTTTTGCGTTGTAGGTGCGGCTCGTTGTACAATTGCATCACTCTACCAATGTTCCTAATCGACGACGAATCTCTCTCAGTTCCTCAAAGTCTTTCTTCTTAGTGCCACCGTCATACTCCCATGCATAACCTGCTGTAATCATTTGCTCGTTGAGAGAGATTGTTGCGTCCCCAATGTATAACCAACCGAGAAGGCGACCATACTTACCCACACCCCCAACAAGTTCAGTACGAATGATAAGATCATCGTCACCAGCAATAGCACCTTCCAGTTTGTCTTTGAGCCAGTTGGTTGCATCGATTCCGAGTGCTTTCTCTTCCAAGTCTCGCGTTCGTTTTTCAGGAGTATCGACGCCAGCGATACGAACTCTTTCTTTTTTATAGAGATCAAATCCGAGATCGATAACCACATCAATCGTATCTCCGTCTAATACTTTGGTGATCTCCAAACAACGAAAGTTGTAGCAGCTCTTCCTGCTGGGCGGTGTCATTGATCCCATCTTGCATCTCCAAGTTAGCCATATTCATTATATAGTAGATATAGTAACAGGTTCCTGCTAACAGGATAACAAGCATGACAAAGATGCTCCAAACAGGATCAGTTGGATTCATTTTCCTTTATATTTTACTGGCCATGTCACTTCCATTGCAGTAACAAGAAGTGTTATAAAAACAAAGACAAATAATGTACTCATTAAGTTAAAAAGTCTGATATTAGTGAAATAACTGATAGGAAAATACCTATCCCAATGAAAAATCCTATGATTATGAGTTCTGATTCCATAGTTCTCTAAAATAAAGATCTACGTTTTGTAATGAATCTAGCGGTGCCTCTTCTCCTCCTCGTGCCCAGTTAGAGCAAAATCGTCGCATCTCTGTAGTTACTTGCGGTACGCTGAAT